GAACTCGTTGCCTTCCTGATGCTCGAAATACCAGTTAACCTCGCGATTATCCATTATGTATTCGTGAGTTGTGATTGTTTTTTGGAATAACATTTGTTTGATTGGTTTGCTTACAACTTAATTATAATATAATTAAATAATATTGTCAACTGTTTTGAAAACTAATTCTTTTGTTCCCCTTATCTCCCATCTGCTGAAGTGCTGAATGTCTGTATTTGCGGCGATCAATGCTTCAGCATATCTTAGTGCCAATGCTTCAGCGTAACCGCCGTCAATAAATCTTTGAACGATTTGTTTTTGTGTGAACCACTTGCCGCAATCCATAGCAGTGAAAATGCCTTGGATAACTCTTTTTGCTCTTGGTCTTTCGAAATTCATTGGTTTGTTTTGTTTGATTCAATTTAATCCTAATATAATTAATTAGGTTTGTCAACTGTTTTTATTTTTATCTTTCCAATGTTGTAATTCAAGATCGAACCTCGCAAGCATTATTAATTGTTCTTCTTTTGTATATTGCGCCAATATCTGCGCCTGTTCTTTTCCTGAAAATTTTTTCATCAGCCACGGCTCTTGAAAAAATAATTTTTTCTGCATTTTTATTAAACATTCAAGAACGGCATCGCGCTCTTCATCGGTCATGTTTTCAGTAATGCGTAAAAACTGTTGTTCAGCACTTCGCGATGTTTCTTCATCCCCGCTTGAAAATCTATATCTTTTCATCGTTTATTCCTTAATCTATTTTTGATTCTTCTATTTGTATCAGCTTTCTTTTTCCTTTCTTGTTTTTCTCTAAGCTTTTGCGTTTGATCTATGCCACACATTAATTTAATTATTTCAGGTAATTCTCCAATAAATAAATTTTCTGCAAAATCATCTAATTGCCAGTTTCCCCATCTATCTTTTATGCGTCTTTCATTTCCATTAAAAGCACAATTTCCCTTATGGTAAAAACGCAACGGCGCTTTACTATTTCTTGAATGACACATAGGAAAATCAACAACCCCTTTTAAATCTTCAATAGGTTCCCCGCAGGCTTCGCAAATAAAATAAAAACTTGCTTCATCATCGTTATATTTTATATTCATTTGTATTTGCCTTCCCATTCGTTATATTCATCGAACATATACCCATCAGAATTTGCACCTTCACGAACAGCCGCAAGCGCCGCATCCCTTACATTTTCTTCAACCATTTCTGCAAGTACTTTTAAACTTTTTAAAGAATCAATTTTGCGTTCAACTTGTGAAAGTCTTTTTGATGCGCCATCGTAACCATCTTGCAAGTCGCGCGTTGCTTCCTGAAGTTCTCCATCTGCAATAATCTTTTGCGCGTGATTGATACGATTGATAGGGGCGCTTTTTAAATGCTCAGTCTGTCTAGCAATACGCCCACCAATAACCAATGAAAGTAATTGATTTAATGATTTGAGTTGTTCCTGATCTTTCATATATCCTCCTTTTGTAAAATGTTTTTCAAGCCTGATTTAATCAAGCCTTCTTTATAAACTTCTGCCCTTTTATCAATTTCTTCTTGCATCGCATTTATCTTTTTTAATTTTTCTTGTAAATCATATTTTTCTCTTTCTAATGTATGTATTCGTTCCTTCATATCTTCAAGAATATTTTGGTTTTCGTCATGTTTATTTTTATAATGATTTAGTTGTAAAACGTGTTGTCGAAGTAACTTATCATAATTTTTTGATAAAGCTTCGCGACTATTTTTTATAGCCTTTTTATTTTCAACTTTAAGTGATTTAAGACGTTTTTTATATTGCTCTCCTTGCGCTTTTAATCCTTTTTTTTCTCTATTTTTAAGCATTTGATTTTCTTCTTTTGTATATTGCGCCAATAGCTGATAATGTTTAATATCTTTTTCTTTAATTGTTCTGTGATACCATTTTGTTGCCATATCTTTTTGTTCATCTTCTCCTAAAGAAACAAACATACAATCAACAACGTTGATTAATTGATTGTCTTCTTTATAGGCATGAATCCATTTACTTAAAAAAGATTTAAATTTTTTTAATTGTACTTTTGTAAGTTCATCAGTAACCATTTCGAGATTACTTTGCCATTCTTCATATTGTTCGACCCCATGATCGGGTTCTCTTAACTTTTTATTTAAGAACTTTATTCGCATCTTGAAGTCAAGTTCTTGATCTTTATAATCATAATTCCTACTCATTTCAAGACCTCACACGCCGCTCGAACACCCGCCGCACAATCATTGCGTGTCATATCGGTCAACGCCCCATCGAATCCCAAATAAAAGATTCCTGTTGCGCACATAATCATAAAGAAATTTGTCATTGCGCTACCTCCAACATTGTTTTGCCGCCTAGCTCGTCTAATTTCTGATTGATTAACCAACCCTTTAAGTACTTAAGTTGGGGATTGTTTTTATCAGTATGAGCTTCTAAAAATTGAATTTGTTCAAAAACTAATTCAGTTCCTAAAGCTTCTAAAAAAACATCTTTTTCGTTTTTGTAAGCCATTTGGTTTAGTTTGTTTAATAACAATTTAATTATAATAAAATTAAAATGTAATGTCAACCCTATAATTCATGTTATATATTAAGGGCATGGCTAAAAAGGCAACCAATATCGAAATTGATAGACGTATTCACAAAATATACGATTTGCTCCTGCTCGGAAATTCAAAAACGCAGATCGCTCGATACTGCGCGGAGAATTATTCAGTAAGCCTACGTCAAACAGAAGAATATTTGTCACGCGCTCGCATATTACAAGAGCAAGATGCACAGCTAGAGCGCCCGCAATGGCTTACAGGAGCAATTGCCAGACTTGCAGATTATGAACGCCGCGCATCAATGGAGAATCAATTACAGACCGCTATTCGTGCCGTAGAAATGCAAGCAAAATTATTACGCTTTGATATGTCAGCATGAGCCTTATTTCTGATGTCTGTGAAAAACAACCCCTCCTCGATTTTTTAAGTCTTCCTGATGAAAAAGATACAGAGATAATATTAAAGCGTGTGTTATCTGATCTTCACGCGGGGCAACTATCGTTTGTAAATGACACAGAAACGGAAATATTGGGCTTATGCGCGGGTTATGGGTCAGGTAAAACGCGATCTTTACTTGCGAAGTGTTTGTACCTGTCATTGTTAAATCAAGGCTTCACGGGCATTGTATTAGAACCTACACAACCGCTTGTTCGTGATCTCTTTGTAACAGAATTTGAGGAATTTTTGTTAAATTACGAGATTCCTTACACATTTAGAAGTTCGCCTTTGCCTGATTTTGTTTTGCATCTACCCAAGGGAGATACGCGGATTATGTGTCGTTCTTTTGAATCTTGGCAAAGAATAATCGGTATTAACGCAGCTTTTATATTGGCAGATGAAATCGACACGGTAGCCCCCTCTATTTGTTCTAGAGCCTTCCCGAAAATTCTTGGACGTCTTCGTGCAGGGAATGTTCGCCAGTTCGCGGCGGCGTCCACTCCAGAAGGTTATCGTTGGTTCTGGGAAACTTTCGGAAGTGATGAAGCAAAAGAAAAAGATGACAGAAAGTTAATAAGAATGAAAACAACAGACAATCCGCATTTGCCCGCAGATTTTATTGATAGAATGAAAATGAACTACGACCCCAATCTTCTCAAGGCGTACCTTGAAGGTCAGTTCATATCTTTAACAACTGGCGCTGTTTTTGACCGCTTCGATAGAGAAAAACATATAACAAAAGACATTCCAAATTATTCAGACGAAATTATAAGACTTGGAATTGACTTCAACATTGGCAAGATGTCTTGTGTTTGCGCGGTGATTAAAGATAACAAGCTTTTTATTTTTGATGAGATTCGCTCACATGACACCGACCAATTGGCAAAAGAAATCAAATCAAGGTTTGTACATAACAGACTTTACGGATATCCTGATTCTTCAGGCGGAGCAAGATCAACAAACGCTACGAAAACCGACATCCAGATTCTCGAAAGTTATGGAATATCCAATCAATCGGGGGCGTCTAATCCATCCATTAAAGACAGCGTTAATAATGTTCAGCGCCTTTTATGCAATGGTAAAGAAGAAATTAGTCTTTTTGTTCATCCGCGTTGTAAAAATGTCATCGAATCTTTGGAACTTCAATCTTATACAGAATCAGGCGAACCAGAAAAAACAGGATTAGATCACTTTTCTGATTGTGTTCGATACCTTTGTTGGCGTTGCTTCAATCCCTTACATTTGGGGGCAGGCCGCAGAACAGGGATTAGAATATATTAAAAAGTGTATTACTATTAAATTAAGCTAGGAATTAAGCCGTGTATTCTTCATTCAATCACTACGACAGAAATAGATCAAGCAAAGCTGTTGAGGTGCAAGACCCTAGCAATGCGTATGTAAATATGGAACCGAACTGGATATTGATTGAAGATTTGATAAGCGGAACTTATGGCATAAGAAAAAGGCATAGAAAATACCTCCCCCAGATGCCGCGCGAACAAGACGAGAGCTACGATAACAGGCTCGCCACCTCGGTTCTAGCACCTCTATATGTGAGAATCGAGAGATTGCTTGCGGGTATGCTTACGCGCAAACCTGTTCGATTAAATGAGGTATCAGAACGAGTTACGGAAGATTTGTTCGATATTGATTTACAAGGTAACGATCTCACGAGTTGGACATATGAGACAGCAAAAATAATGCTGAGATACGGCCACGTTGGGGTTCTTGTTGATGCACCGACAGGCGGAACTGGTCGGCCTTATTGGATTACATACAGCCCGCGCGAAATTCTTGGCTGGCGGACAGAACTTATAGACGGAAAGCAAAAATTAACACAATTAAGACTGTTGGAACGGGTCACAGAAGATGATGGTGAATATGGACAGAAAGAAGTTGAACAGGTTCGATTATTAACGCCGGGAGCCTTTGAGGTACACAGAAAAGGTAGGCAGGGAAAATATGTCAAAGTTGATGAAGGAACAACATCTTTGGATTACATACCATTTGCTATTGCATATTCAAACAAAGTTTCTTTCTTGGAATCACGCCCACCGATGCAAGATATTGCAGAATTAAATTTGTTGCACTATCAAAAAAGTTCAGACTTTGATAACCAGCTTAGAATTTCTTCTGTTCCAATGCTTTGTCTTTTTGGATTTCCGCAGGCGTCAGAAGAAATTAGTGCAGGTGCTGGAGAAGCTATTGCACTTCCAGAAGGTTCAAGGGCAGAATTTGTAGAGATCAAAGGACAATCATTTCAGTATCAACGCGACAGAATAAAAAACTTAGAAGATCAGATTAATACTTTGGCACTTGCCGCAATCCTCGGACAAAAACTTGTTGCAGAAACAGCCGCATCGCAAGAGATACAAAGAAGTCAAGGCGATTCGACTTTGATGATTGTGGCGCAACAGCTTCAGGATATGATCGACAACTGTTTGGTATTTCATGCAAATTATTTAAATATTGCAGAAATTGGAAATGCTTTTGTCAATCGTGATTTCTTGGGTCAGAGATTAGCACCGCAAGAAATTCAGGCGATGCAAGGTTTATGGTCTTCTGGCGCCATATCTCAGGAAACATTATTAAAGCAATTGGCAGAAGGTGAGATCCTCGGCGATGATTTTGACGTTGAAGAAGAAATCGAATCAACACAAAAAGGAGACATGATCGAAACAGATGAACCGATGCCTGAAGCCGAAGAAGATGAACCAGTTGAAGACCCAGACGATGAGGATTAATGACACAAACGCCGATTCGGGTTCCATCTGATGTTTCCAAACTTGGGGCATCTATTCCTTATCCTGATTTAATTCCTGAAGAATATTTTCGTAATAGCTTAGATTTAAATAGATTTTCAAATAAAGTTTCCCGTGAAATCGTGGAATCTTACAATCGAATCATATTAAGGGCAGTTGATAAATTAGAAGCAATAGAACGCCTTCCAAGGGCTAATCAGCCCAAATATACAGCGGCACGTTTGCGGGCTTTGTTATTACAGACAAAAACAAGCCTTAGAGAATGGGATGTCAAATCAACGCGGGATATGGAACTTGTTTCCGATGCTGTTGCAAAGTTACAGGGAGAATTTGCAACTGTTCAAATGGAACGCGCATTGCCCGCAGGCATCAGATCATCAATAAGAACTGTTGAGGTTTCGCCCGCATTTGCAAAAGCTGTCGTAACAACTAGCGCATCTGAATTTAATTTAAATGTTTTATCTGATTCATTAAGCACTATCGCGGCGGGTTCTGGCGCAAAGTTTTCTTTGACAGCAAAAGAAGGTGCATTGATAAGGTTGCCAAATGGCGATTCAATAAAAAAATCTTTTCGCGGTATTACAAACAAAAGCGCTGAAAGGTTAGGGCAATCAATTCGCGATGGATTGCTGGCAGGCGATACAACTGCACAAATGCGCAGGCGTCTTGTTGGTAAATTGAGATTCAATACTTTGGCAAAAACAGCAAAACAACAACAACTGGCAATGCGTGGCGCGTCAATGATGCTTGCTAACCCGCAGATACAAACAATCGTCAGAACATCAATAAATCAAGTAAGCAATGTCGCGGCGCAACAAGTTTATAAGGCAAACCCAGATGCAACAAAAAAATATCGTTACCTTGCAACCTTGGACAGTAGAACCAGTTCGCGTTGTCGTTCATTAGATCAACAGGTATTTGAATATGGAAAAGGGCCGGAGCCGCCACAGCATTTCAATTGTCGTTCAAGAACAGTTGCCGAAATAGATTATGAAAATTTAAGCCGTGTTTTTGGCCGTAAGATCGAAGCGCCCAGACGCAGGGGGTTCAGGCCATCAGAAAGCGGCTTAGTACCCGCAGGGCAATCATATGGAACTTGGCTTTCAGGACAATCACAAACAATAAAGGCAAAAGCACTTGGAGCAAAAAAAGTTCGATTTTTTGATAAATTGTCGAAAAAATATGGCGGCGATCAGGCGATCAGGAAATTTGTTGCCGTTGATGGGTCAGAAAAAACTTTGGCGCAGTTACAGGCCGCTTATGGTAGAAATGCAGAAAAAATTAAAATTGTTCCTGATGTTGTCAGGGAAAGAAAAGGCGCCGAACTTTCTTGGCAAAGATATTCGGATGGTTCACTTGCAGAAAACGCGGAGCCGTCAAACCTTACAAGATGGACGCCAGAACGTCAGGAATTACATCGAAGAATTATTGAAGATGTTATTGCGGAGAATAACCCGAAGGCGCAGAAGAATCCGATTTTCTTTATGACAGGCGGCGGGTCGGCTTCTGGTAAATCAATAATGTTGAAGAAATCGCCGTTACCAAAAGGAACTGTTGTTATTGATGCGGACGAAATCAAAAAGCGCTTGCCTGAATTTAATGCGATGAAGGCCAAGGGCGGAAAGATTGCAGAAAACGCCGCAAACTATGTTCATGAAGAATCGAGTTGGATTTCTAAATTAATTCAAAGAGAATCAGCACAAAGAAGATACCATACAATGCTTGATGGAACAGGCGATGGAAGCGTTGCCAGTTTGACCAAAAAAATTAAAACGATGACAGATCGCGGCATGACAGTTCGCGCCAAATATGCAACAGCCGAAATCGCAACAGCGCTTGAAAGAAACTATCAAAGATATATAAAAACAGGCCGAAGGGTGCTTCCAGAATATGTTCGCAATGTTCACAGAAAAGTTTCTGAAATAGTTCCTGAAGCAATCAAGAACGGCATCTTTGATGACTTTGAACTTTATGACATGAACAAAGCAGGCGAAGCAATACTGGTTGCTACCTTTACAAAGAAAAATGGATTAAAGATATTAGACAATAATCTTTATGGAAATTTCTTGGCAAAAGCGTTTCAGCCTGACAGCTTGTTTAAAAAATGGATGGATAAGTAAACGCCCCCGAAGGGGCGATTGCTAATCCCAATCGCATCGGAAATGATCTAATGCGTCTTTGAAAGAGCCGACAAAGAAACCGCCGCCCTTTTCTCCTGTAACGGGATTTTCAACCCCGTCATGAATGGAAATATAAATTTCCATTTCTCCTGATTCTGGGAACTCTTTGCGTCCATCATCAATTGAATGAATTTCTGGATGCTCAAGAAGTTGCGCCCAAGATTTAGGTTTTTTCATAAACCTCCTTTTGTTTAATTTGTTTAAATTTTCAAGTTTCTGAGGTTTGACCCTCAATCCTATTATAATATAATTAATTAGATTTGTCAAGTATCTATTTTTTTTAGGATTAATTTTTGGAAAGGGGTTGACAAGTTTATTTAATTCTAATATAATTAATTTGTAGTTAACCAATCAAACCAATGACAAACGAACAAAGATACAAAGCTTTTCTAAGATGGGAAGCAATGATTGAAAGAAGAAACAACCGCCTTAAGCAACAAAAGCAAGAAGCTTGGTTGAAAGAGATAGAGGAGGTTCAGTAATGTTCAGACCTTACACAGTTCCCGCCGATCACAAAGACTTTCAGGTCGGCGATCAGGCGCACATCACTCTTTGGACAGATACAAGACCTTACACAGTTATCGAAAGAAAGGGCAAGCGCATCAAATTACAAGAAGCAAAAGCAACTCTTGACCCTACTTGGAAACCTGATATTGCAATCGGCGGATTTGTTGGTCATTGCAAAAACAACAGGGAGCAAAGATGGATTATCACAGAAAATCCTGACGGCGCAATCACAGAAGGTTATCTTGGAACCGATAACGAGTGGTACGAAAAAGGAAGCGACAGGCGCAACACAATCGAGAAAGGTTACGTCAAGTTTCACGATTATAATTTTTAGGGGGTTGACACCCTCTATTAATTATATTATAATTAAATTGTTCAAAACCAATCAAACAAATGACACAAACAATCAATCAAACAGAACAAGTTCAAAAGTACGCAGAACAGCTTTGCGAAACTCTTACAGAAGCAAGGGCAGCTTGGATGAAAAGCATCCGTTTTGACAAAGAAGACGGAAACTACAGCAATCGTTATTTAGATGAAGATGGCAACTACAAGCCAGAAGATCATCCTAATTATTTTACTTTCATAATCGGCAAAAGATATTTGAAAGTTGTTGTTATGGAATACAAAGACGATGCACAATATGGCAGAATCAACGCCGCCCCTGCGGGTTATGTTGCCGCTAGTGTTCACGCTTTCATCGACAAAAAGACAGGCGATGTTTTCAAGGCTGCCGCTTGGAGTAGCCCCGCGAAAGGCGTAAGATATAACATCCTTACACAGACAGAAACATTATTAAAACGCGCAGGCAATGACGGAGGTTTCGGCGGTTACTTGTACCGCTAAACCGCACAGCCCCGAAAGGGGCTTTTTTTATGGGAACTCAGGAGTGAAGTCGATGACGGTATTCTTGATTCCTTTTTCTTTTGCAATCTTTCTTGTTCTTTTTATTGAAGCAACACATTCTTGTCTGAATTTTTTTGCTTCGCCTGTTTCATTTTCTTTTACTATCTTTCCGCCAACAACTTCATTCATTATTGTTTGCATCTTTTTAGCGGTTAACAATGCTTTTTACCTCATTCAAGGTTATTCTAGTATATATAGAGTTAAATTTAAACCTATGCCATACCATACAGGCGGAATGAAGCCGAAAGGCAAAAAGAAAAAGAAGAAAGGGGGCAAAAAATAATGGCAAAAGGATTTTTTGAAAAACTCAACGACATGAAAGGCGAAAAGCCAAAGCCTAAGAAGTCAAAACCTAAATCAGACAAAGAGTAATGGCTCGCAGACGCTTCCGAAAAGTTGCAAAGGACAAAAAGACGGGTGTTCCTAAAAAGTACCTTTCAGGGGCTAAGAATAAAGCTGCAAAGGCGGCAGAAATAAAAAGAACTTCTGAAGCCTACAAACGCGGCGAAACTTTAGATATTAAAGCTATTCAAAAATCAAGAGTTAATCAAGATGGCACCAAAAAGAAAACCACTAAGCGCCGCCGTAGAAAAAAATCTTAGAGAAAAGGCAAAAAAATCGCGCTTTACTTATGGACAGCTTGCCCGTGTTTATAGACGCGGCCAAGGTGCATATCTTTCAGGCGGTTCAAGAAATGTTTCGATGGCGGCTTGGGCGATGGGTCGCGTAAATAGTTTTATATCAGGTAAAGGCGGCGCAAGAAAAGCTGACGCCGACATACTAAGGAAAAAATAATGCCTTATTCAAAATATTCTGCAAAACAAAGAAGATTGGCCGCTGTTGCACCTCCACGAAGAAAAATAACTGGCGCTGATCTTGCTAAACTTAGAAAAAAGAAAAAGAAGAAAAAATGAAACTTACAACCCGTCAAAAAAATACATTAAAAAAACATCAGGAAACACATGGCCATACAAAGGCGCATATGGATTTTATGAAGCGTAAGATGCGCGAAGGAATGAGTTTTACCGATGCTCACAGGCTCGCAATGCGTAAGAAAGGCAAATGAGCATCAAAAGGGGTGGGCATACATTTGAACGCGTTGATAAGCCGATTAGAACGCCAAATCATCCAAGCGGCAAATCACACGCTGTTGTTATAAAAAAAGGCGATGGCTACAGGTTGATTCGTTTCGGGATGCAAGGCGCAAAAACAAAGCCGCCCAGAAAAGGAGAATCAGATGCAGATAAAGCAAAAAGAAAAAGTTTTAAAGCTAGACACGCAAAAAATATTGCTAAAGGTAAAACAAGCGCGGCTTATTGGGCTGACAAAGTTAAATGGTCTTGATAAGATAGAAAAAATTTAACCCTGCGGGTTTATGTCAGACGAACAAATTCAGGAGTCCGCGACTTCTGAACCCCAAACAAACGCGAGAGAACAAGAACTTCTAAACAGAATCGAAGCACTTGATCGAAAGAATAAGGAAATATTAGAAGAAAAACGAAAATTCAGTAAAGTTGAAAAAACGTTGCAAACTTTACCTGATGGCGTAGATGTTCAAGCTTTAATTGATTTTAAGAATAAAGCGGAGCAACAAAAACTTGAAGAACAAGGAAATTACAAAGAAGCAATCCAAAAAAGCGAAGAACAGTTCCGAGAGCGAAGCGCCGCCAAAGATAAAGAAATCGAAGAACTCAAAGCAAGGGTTCGAGAGTTGGAACTTATTTCCCCCGCCATACAAGCCTTGGCGGAAGTAACACACAACCCAAAACTTGTACACGATAACTTTTTAAAAGGCCGTATTGAACTTAAGGACGGAAAGCCTGTCGTTGTTGATGGTTATGAACGTCACAATGTTACAGAATGGGCAAAAAATTCTTTATCAAAAGATCATGCCTATTTGTTAAAAAATCAGCCTGCAACAGGTTCAGGAGCGCCCGTTGCTAGAACTGGCGGAACTCAAGTAAATACAGGCGAATTTGACCCTGAATTGATGCGCAGATTAGCAAACGGCGAACATACTGTTGAACATGAAATATTTAAAAAATACGGCAGGGAAGGTTGGCAACGCGCAAAAGAGCTTGCAAAGAATTACAAATAACAGAATTAGGGTTAATATATAAATAACTATTCAAAGCTGCGCTGAGAATGTTAGGGCTGCGCCCATACTGCTAAACAATTTTTATAGGAGTTATCTATGGCGGTTTTACGCTCAGATATTATAATTCCTGAAATTTTTACGCCATACGTTATCGAACAGACAACACAACGCGATGCTTTCTTGGCTAGCGGTGTGGTTCAGCCTATGGCGGAGCTTAATGCTACAGAAGGGGGAGACTTCGTGAAAGTACCTTTCTTTTCTGCAAACCTTTCAGGAGATTTTGAAGTTCTTTCCGATTCTTCATCATTAACAC